TTGATTATAACTATGGGCAGATGCAACCTAATCCTTCATTTGTATATACCTTCGGAGTAGATTGGAATAAAGAGCATGGTACTGAAATCGTAGTAGTTGGAACTTTAAAATCAAGTCCGCATGTATCCTATATCGTTCATAGTGAAAATATACCGAAGAAGGATAATACTTCTTTGCGCGGCATACATAGAATCGTAGAATTAAATCAGATTTGGAAACCATTATGGATTTACGTTGATGCTGGTGGTGGAGATGGAGGATCAGCTTTAAGATTTCAAGGTAGAGCGATGGTCGGAAAAGATATACTTCAAGCTCGACTTAAAGATATTGTTAAAGACTTCGATTTTGGATCAAAAATCGATATCGTTGAACATGACGGTTTAGTACAAAAGGTACCAAGTAAACCTTTTATGGTAGAAAATTCAGTTAGAAAATTAGAAATCGGAGAATTAAAATATCCTAGAGATGATCTTAATTTAACGAAACAATTAAATAATTATATCGTTGTACGAAGAACACCGGCTGGAGTTCCAATATATGGTTCGAAAGAACCTAAATGGGGAGATCATACTTTAGATGCTCTCAATTTAGCTTTAGTTGCGATCCGATTAGAGATTCCTTCTTTTCATCAATTCGGAATGGTGCCATTAGCGACTCCGATTGCATTTGCTTCAAATCTACATGATCCGAATTTTGAGCCTATTGATCGAATTATTTTGCCAGCTTCTACTGGGAATCATTCTACAAATATCTATTCTAGTCATAAGAATTATCATGGTTCAACTTCTGTGGTAAAGTCATGGGGAAAAGAACCTTCTGATAATGATTTTGACAATGGAGTAAGAACTAGAGTTAAAAATGCTCGACGTCGACAATATGGGAGATAATATGGCTTTAAATTTATATCGAGAAGTATCAACTGGGACTTATTTGCTTTATCAAGAATCTGGTGGAAGTTCTGAAGTTCTGCCGATTATTACAACTCATGATGGAGTTTTAGGAGAAGTTGTTGAACTTAGAATTTTCGTTCGAAATGATGACATAACTGAATATTATGAAAATATTCAAGTGACTCCGGTTTGTAATTCTCTTCCTGATGAAACGATTGGAACCGCAAATGGACATGGAGTAAAACTATTTGCTGGAAACACTCAGCCAACCGAAGCTCAATGGGAAGCAATTGATTATGGAGCAGCGATCGATCTCGATGATTTAGGATCATCGGGTTTAGGAGATACATATTCTTATTTACCATTTTGGTATAGAGCTGAAGTTCCTGCTGGCACATTAGCAAATAATAAAGAAAATATTGTTCTCCGTTTATCATATGTAGCTAATGCCATTTAGTTAGGATTAATATGACTGATATAAATAAAGTTTCTCCAGTTTTAACTTTTTCCGATAAAAAGAAATTGATTGGGTGGTCTGATATTACAGCTCCTGAGCCCGATCAAATTTTTGATACATCTCTTCAGAAGGCACCAGAAGAAGAAGTTACTTCTAGTACAATCGATCGTTTATCTACTACAAAGTCTTTGGCCGAAAAGATTATAGGAGAAATAAGTAAGCTTGAACAAAAAATAGATTCTCGATGTGCTCGATTCAGAGTTTCTTCTCAAGATGGAAAGGGTTCAACGCTTTATCAAGCTATGTTTCGGATTTTCGGTGAAAAGACAACCGAAATTTCATACGATCATTATAAGAGAGCTTTAGAATATAGAGATCAACTGGCTAAAGAAGATGCTGAAAGGATTAAATTACAATGAGTCTTTTTCCTTTAGATTTAGATCGATATAAAGCATGGACGATTCAGCAACTTTATTATCTATTGTTTCCCTATATCAAAGAAGACTTTATGGGAAGACAGGATTGTCAAGCAGTTCATGCTGAAGGTAATTTAATTCCCGTTGTTGGCGGAACGACCGGAACTATTACTCAAGCGATTCGAGGAGGATCCGATACGTTTCTTTCAATGAAGGAAGGCGAATATCAAGCTTATGTTGAAGAAGGTGGAACGACTTTAAGAAATGCTCAGGAACAAGGTAACTTTACCGGGAGAGCGAGATAATGGGTCTTCGTGAAGATAATCCATTAATTGATTCTGATCTTGAATTAATTATTACGGCTTTCGAAAAAGGAGTAATTCATAGTCAAGATATCGATTCTGTGTTCGTGCCCTTTCGAAGAGAATTAGCGGCTTTAGAGAATTATCCTAAATCAATAATTAAGTCGATTAATAATTTACCTGTTTCAACTAATACTCAAGAGGATAATGGTACGTCTGAAAATATTCCAGCATTGTCAGATGTTGAAACTAATACGGCTAATACCGAAAATCCAACGGAGGAAATAAATGAAGATGATGTAGCTCAAAAAATGAAAGAATGGGTAACCGATTGTGTTCCATGTTCTGGTGATTTCAAAAGAACAATATCTTCTATGAATGCTGAGTTCTTTAAAGATATTGGAGTTGAATGGGATAAGACTTTAGAAGAAGTTTGGAATAAATTAAAAGACTTAGACGGTCTTCTTGAAGACGTTGATGTTTCTGCTGCGTTTTGCGATTTAGGTAAAATCTTGATGAGCAACTGTGCTCCTGATATTAAGAAGATGTTATTTATTTTATCATCGATGCTAACTCGAATGGAGACCGAAATATCAGTAGATTCAGGAATCATTGATTCTTATCTGATGTCAGCTTTATCTCCGATCTTTAGTGAATTGGCGGCAAATTTAGATTTAATTGATACGCTTGCATTAGATCCAATTAGATGTGTTTTAGATAATATTAAGTATCAGATTAACAACGGACCTCGAATTGCTCAACAAGCAAAGGGGGCGTATATTGATCCCGTTCAAAGATATGCCGCTGAACAAAGATCAAGAATTAATCAAGCTTTATATCGAAATCGATTACAGCAAGCCGCTGCTGGAGAAAGCGAACAAACTGTTGGAGAAGTAAGACGTTCTGAAGCTGAACGAAGAGCGGAAGCGGCTAGACTACAACAACGACGTCAAGATTTAGATCAAGAAGTTAATTCTCGAATGCAAAGTGCGTTAGCCAGGGCAAATCAGTCATTTAACCAAATTAATTCTAGTCTTAATTTTCTTGATAGATTTCAGGAATACTTAAAACAGGGGACTGATTTTCTTGCTGCGAAAAAAGATTGGCTTCTTCGTTTAATTGAAGAATTTATAAATTCTGGATTAGATCGATGGAATCAGCATATGATTTTTGCAAAATCAAAAACTGATTTATTAACTTTAATTTCAGTTTTAAAAGCGATTATTGATGCAGCCAAGAATGGAGATATTAGTTGTGGTTCTGAGAGTAATCAAATGTCAGAAGAAGACGTTGCTCGTATTATTGGATATTGGGAACATCCTTCTGAATCTTTGGAGATAACTGTTGAAGATGATACCATTGTTACAAGAAGACGACCTGATCGACCGGCTCAAGGATCGAATGAGGATAGAGGAGTAATTACTGGTTCAAGCGGAGATAGTTCTCGTTCAGATGTAAATAACATAGTTGTTCGAAGATCGATCTCTTCATGTTTAAAGAAAGTTACTAGTGATGAAGCTGATCAGGTTCAACTATGGATTAGTCAACTCGAACAAGAGGTATAGTCCTAATGTCATGGTTTGATAAAGTTATTTCTTTTTTTTCGCGACGCGAAAAAGTAAATCTTTTAGACTCAACCGCTAATCTATTGCAAATTATTCCTAGTAGGGATTTTTATTCAGATCAACAACTTATTCCAGGATTAGCTTCTTCTCCTGATAAAAATAAAAAAGTTACTTCTAGAGGATTAACTTACTTTAATACTCATGGAGGATCTTATGAATGGGTCGAACCTCAATATGATCATGTTGAAATTGAAATTATTCATGACATTGAATCTTATGTCGCCCGCGCAACAAGAGCTAAGTTAGCTCTATTCTTAAAAGAAGGTTATGAATTTGTTGGAGATAATGATGATAGAGTCGAATATATCCGAACCCGAATATCTCAGATCGAGAGAACTTCAAGAATCCCATTCGCAATTCTTCTCCTTCAAACTTGCCGAGATTTAGTCCTTCATTCAAATGCTTTCTGGCTGAAGGTTAGAGATTTAAAAGCTTCTGGAGGCAAGATTCGATTAATTGGATCAAAAAAGCTTTTACCTACTGCTGGATATTTTAGATTAGCACCAGAAACGATGATCCCTGAAATAGATGGATCTGGAAATATTACTAGATGGAAACAAAGTATCGGAGGAGAAGAAAAGATTTTTCAACTTGATGATATCGTTCATTTTTATACTAATAAAAAAGGTGGATATCCATTAGGAGTTCCTTCAATCGTTCCGGTTATAGATGATATTCGAGCTTTAAGAAGTTTAGAACATAATATCGATGTCCTTATTCATAAACATCTCTTTCCAATTGTTCTGTGGAAAGTCGGAACTGATATTCGTCCGGCACAAACATATCCAGATGGTCAGACGGAAATTGACGTCGTTCGTGAAGCCGTTGCTAATATGCCAACTGAAGGATCTCTCGTTGTATCCGAAAGATATGACGTTAATGCTATTGGAGCAGAAAATAAAGCATTAAGAGTAGAAACTTATTTAGCTCATTATAGAGAACGTCTTCTTGCTGGATTAGACGTTTCTTCTATCGATGTCGGTATTGGTAATTCCAGTTCAAGATCAACGGCTCAAACTCTTTCGAGAAATTTGATGGATACTGTAAAACTTCATCAAGTTGTAATTCAAGAACTTATTCAGTTTGTTATAAATGAATTACTTCTAGAATCAACTTTTCAAGAAGATTTGGTTTTGTCTTCAGAAAATTTAGTTTATTTAAGATTTAGAGAAATCGATAAAGAAGCAAAACAAGCAGAAGATAATCATTATGTTGATCTATTTACGAAAAATGCGATTTCTTATTCAGAGATGAGATATGGAATTGGTTATGAAGTTTTAACTCCAGAGGAAGAGAAAGAGTTATATTGGAATAAATTTGGAAAAGAGATAGCTTTAACTAAACCAACTTTATCCAATGAGTCTGATCGAACAGTTGCTAATAAAACTCAACCAGCGAATCAGCATGGAACTCGAACCTCTCCAAAGTTAAATAAGGATGCTTACGCTAATTCCAGTAAAGAGGAAATAAATCCAATCCTTCTTTGGCATAAACGGATTGGAACAGAATTACAAGCCAGATGGTCAACTCAGAAAAATCTTTTGCTGGCAGAAGCCGATATTAGAACTTCTTATCAGCTTGCAAAGGAAAGTTTTATTTCAATCATTGGTCGAAAGATTAGAAGTAATTATCCTGATCCTTTTATTAGTCGATCTTTAACCAAATATATGGAAGAAAGAATTGATTCTTCGATAAATAAATTAGTAAATGAACTAATTAGACGAATTAAAGCTGATCAAGAAACTCCTAATATAATTTTCGAGTCATTAAAATATAGAACAATTCTAATTTTTGATACGGAATTAGCTTATGCCGATAATCTATCTATTTATAGATGGTATGCTATTAATAAAATTGATATGAAAATTGTTTCTTCGGGCAAACCTTGTAACATTTGTAAGCCTAAATTGACCAGTATAAAGTGGAATGATAAACTTGGGGAAGTTAATATCCCTCCGTATCATCCTCTGTGTACGTGTAGGGTTGTAGCGGTGGAAGGATAAATTATGGAACTTATACTTAGAGATTTCTTTTCATTTGCTCCAGCAGCAAGTCGAGCAGGTGGGCCTTCTTCCGATAACGAAGTTCGGAATTTAGCTAAAACTAGTAAAGGCTTAAAAGTTACTTTCGTTGCCTCTCATGCTGGAATGGTGAATGGCAACTATGTAATGTATTCCCCGAAGGGAATGAAAGACTCAGCTTTTACTTGGGTTTGGCCGCAAAGAAAACCGATGCAGATTCATCATGATAATCATGCTGATCCTATTGGTCGAATTATCAGTGCTTCTTATGTACCTTATAGTAATATTGATGTAACTCAACAAGATTCGTTAACTTCTAACTCAGATTTACAAATGCTCGATTCCGTCAAAGCATTAAGAAAATCTGGAACTCTTAGCCAACCAGAATGGAAAGGAATTGGAGAGTTAAGATTAGAAGCGATTATTACTGATTCTGATGCAATGGAAAAAATCTTAGACGGAAGATATCAATCCGTTTCGGTTACACAAAGACCTAAACAAGCTTTTTGTGATAAGTGTGGTCAAGACTGGATTAAAGAAGGTCCTTGTGAACATGAAAGAGGTGAATGGTTTGAAGATGAAGACGGCGAAAGAAGTCAGAATTTCCTTATCGTTGGAGGAACAGAGTATGACGAGCTTTCTTATGTTAATGGTCCCGCCGATCCATTTGCTCAACATATAGACGCGGAGCCCGTTAGTGTACCTACTTCAGATTCCGTTCAAACGGAAATTAATAAGAATATCCTTGTATGTAAAGATGGAAAAACAGAAATGTCTTTTCTCTTTGTCGATTCAATAAATTATAAGGAATCAACGATGCCAAATAAAAATGAGATTGAGAACAAATCGAAGGTCGAGACTATTGATCCAATAAAAGATGAGACTCTTCCTGAAGAGACTCTTCCCGAAGTTGAAAATAAATCCACTGAGGATTCAACTCCGGAAGAATTGAAACTTACTCCCGAAGATGCACTCCGTTGTTTATTTGAAGATCGAGATAATTTAACGGGTGAAATGTGCGATCTTCTTTTCGACGAAATGGAATCTCTAGTCGCGGAAGATGCGAAGCTTTCAACTAAGAAACGAAATTCTCTTCCCTCAAGTTCCTTCTGTGGTCCAGGAAAATCTTTCCCGGTAAATGATTGCGCTCATTATACCGCCGCAAAAAGAATGATCAGTCGTTATGATGGTTCAGGAAATAAATCGAAGATTTCTGAATGCATCGAACGAAAAGGTAAGTCTTTAGGTTGTCTTCCAAAAGATGAAACAAAAGATTCTCAAGAGGAAACATTTGTTCTCTCTACTTTTTCAGACGAGCAGTTAGGCCAAACTTTACTTCAAGTTGAGAAATTAATGGTTGATCGTGGATTAAAGTCAGAACGTCGCTGTGAAAAATGTGACGAAAAAGATTCAAGACTTAAAGAATTAAATGATAGTCTTCCTGAAAAGGATGAAATTATTAAAATTCTTCGATCAGAATATAAACTCGTTTTAAGCGAACATTCAGCTTCAGAGGATTCTCATTCAGAAACTCTAAAAGAATTTGAATCGGTTCTAAAAGATTCAGTAAAAACTTATTTACTTTTAACTGATAAAGAATCATCCGAAGAACAAATTGAACTTCGAGTTAATGGTCTTTCTTTCGAAGATTTGAAAAAAACTTTAAAAGAAATTGATATTTTTAAAATTATTTCTTTTATTAGGAGCGGATTATCTCGTGAACCTGAAGGTCAAGTAGATTCAAATGATGCTCTTCCAATCGAAGACTCACTTTCTCCGGAACTTCTTAAGTTTGCGGAAACATTAGTTAATATTCGTGCGCGCAATGGAAGTAAATTTGCAACTGATTGCTTACTTGATTGGATTCGAGCTGGAAAGTTACCAAAAGACTTTACGCTAGACAAAGCGATTAAAGTTATGGCAAAATAGGGAACATAGGAGCTATTAATAATGGTTTACGTAGCTAATCATAAACAGTGGGATCATACGGGATATATCGTCCCTCAGGTCGAAAAATCAGAGAGCCAATATCCGGCGGTAGAATTAAAACCTGCTGATTGGCTTCCTGTTGGTCGTTACGATAAAAAAGTCGAAGAGTATTATGTCCTCGCTGCTGGAAAAGTCGTAGCATTAGATTTAACTGGAAGAGCGGTTCCGGCTGGTCTTAAACTTCAGTTTGAAGTTGCAGGCGGATCAACGGCTCTTACTTATACTTCCAACGATTATGATTCTGGAACAATCGATCTTACGACTGGCGTCTCTTATGCGGTCGATGGAACCACGACTTATACTCAGACAGTATTAACTAATGCTCTTATAGCAAGAGGACTTATTAGCCCAACTCAATATGCTCGTGATTTTATTACCGATCCTATTGGTTATGCTCCTTACAGCTATTTTCAATGGTGTGGTGGCGATGGTTGGAATCCCGCTCTTTTCCGAAAGCATAATCATTCTCTGCAACATCAAGTCTCGATTGGAACTGATAAGGTTCTAGAAGTTCCTGTAGTTCCGGCAGTCGAAACTCCTGAAACTCAAGGTGGTGGATCCTCAATCGTTGATACGGCAATTGTTTTTGGAACTGCGGCTTGGATTAGTTCTACCGGCATTTCATTAACAACTCGTTATTCGTCTCTCGTGACAGCCGGTGATAACGTTGTCGCAATGGTCCTAAATCGACTTCCCGTTGCGAAGATCAGTCTCAATACACCCATTACTGATTCAGCTTCCACTCTCGCTTCAATGATCGAAGTTGCTTCTATTGCGGATCTCTCGGCTTCTAATCTTTTCTATATTGATTATGACGCTGGCGTTTTATTCCTTTATGAAGCTGGTGGTAATGCTATTCCGACGGGATTCAGTACGGCGAATACGATTACCTACTATCAGTATGAAACAAGTGCCACCGGAACTAGTTCTATCGTTCAACTAATTGGTAACGTAAAAGTTGGAGATTTCTTAACATTCGATTCAAATAGTAACTTTATTAAGTTCTCTCCTGATATTTCGACTTGTAGTAATGGAGCTTCTGGTGCGGCATATGCTGCTGATCCTGATTATGACTCTGCGACAGATGCTGATATTTCAGCTCAAATTGAGGCTTGTATAACCCAAGCCCAAACCAGATGTATCGCTCAGATTATCGGAGTCGAAGCCGGTCCTCGTTCTGGACTCGAAAAAGTAATGACTCAATACACTTCTCTTACTAATACAGAAAGAATGCCTGGAACAGCGACGGGTGGATTAACCTCTGCTCAAGTTCTAAGCGGAGCTTCTAATCTTACTGCAATTATTAACTTCTTAGGACGATAAGAAGGAAAGGGCTATTGGAGGATAAATAGATGTTCGAGACCTTTGACCAATATTTTAGTGTCTTTCAAAACAAGGGCCTAGACCTTGCTAATCGTGATGGAA